CAAACAGAATTGCAAACGTTGCAGATCCTTCACAGGCTCAAGATGCAGCTACTAAAGCATATGTAGACGCAGTTAAAACTGGATTAGATGTTAAAGACTCAGTTCGTGTAGCTACTACAGCAGCAGGTACTTTAGCTTCTTCTTTTGAAAATGGTGATTCCGTTGATGGTGTTACTTTAGCTACTGGTGACCGTGTTTTCCTTAAGAATCAGTCAACTGCTTCTGAAAATGGTATTTATACTGTAAATGCTTCAGGTGCTCCTACAAGAGCTACAGACTTCGATGCAAGCTCTGAAGTAAGCGGTGGAACATTTACTTTCGTTGAAGAAGGTACTACAAATTCTGACTCTGGTTGGGTAGTTACAAATAATGGAGATGTTACAATTGGTTCAACTGGACTAACATTCGCTCAGTTCTCAGGTGCTGGACAACTTACTGCCGGTACTGGTATGACCAAAACAGGTAACACTCTTGATGTTGTTGCTGGAAATGGTATTACAGCTAATGCGAACTCAATACAGATCAATACTACATGGGCTGGACAAGCTGCAATTACCACTTTAGGTACAATTGCTTCAGGTACATGGCAGGGTGATACTGTAGCCGCAGGCTACGGAGGAACTGGTATTTCTAGCTATTCTTCTGGCGATATTATGTATGCTACAGGTGCAACTACAATTTCTAAGCTTAGTAAAGGTACAGGCGGTCAAATCATGAAGATGAACTCTGGTGCATCAGCTCCTGAGTGGTCTAATGAGTTAGACGGAGGTACGTTCTAAATTTATTTCTTGACAAATAGCCCCAATTTAGGTATAATATTATATTTAGATTGGTCAAATTTTCAAAAAAGTTTAGAATAGAGGATACCTTATGTCAACTTTACAAGTAAATAACTTAGATTCATATACCGGCTCCAAAATTGATGTGGACAGTACTGCTGATTTTAACATTGAAGCAACTACCGCGTCTACTAATAGCACTTCAGGTGCTTTAAGAGTAGCCGGCGGTGTATCAACTCAAACAAACTTAAATGTTGGAGGAGACGCGGTCGTTACAGGAACATTAACAGCATCATTAGATGCTAGTGTTTTAGATGGCGGAAGCTTCTGAGTAGGATAATAGGAGGCACATGCCTCCTATTATTATTATAGGAAACAGTATGAATCATATCATAAAACCAAAACGTACCACTAGTGCGGGAACGGTTCCTACTACTTCTAATTTAGAAGCTGGCGAAATCGCAATCAATCTAGCAGATAAGAAATTATTCGTAAGAGATACGTCCAATAACATACTAGAACTAACAACCAGAACTGTAAACTCTTTGGAGGATATATACTTATCTGGTACTAGCAACGAACAACTAATGCACTATAACAGTGCAAATAGTAGATGGGAAAACTACACCAGAGACTTAGGTGAATGGAGTACCAGCGTAGGTAGAACTTACTATGTTGAGGCTAGTACCTCTAGTAAAACTTCAGTGGGTAAAAATACCCACTCAGGTACTTATACATTAGAAATAGACGGTGGGTTTAACGCTTCCGGACAGATAACTCTTGCCACTGGTAAGAAAGTAGGTCCGGGGTGGTTCGCAGAATCCGCTTCTTTAATATCTGAAAGTTACGATATACCTTGTACATTTAACGCTGAGTCAACTTCTGATCCTGCAATAGCAGTGGATGTAGTTGTTAAAGTGTGTACAGGTTCAACATTAAAAGTCTCAGATCTAATAACAACGGACTAGACCTTATATAGGTCACTTCATAAACCCAGCTATATAGCAAATTAAATTAAGGGGGCCAAATGGCAATTAAATTTAAACCGAAAAGAACCACCACCGCTAGTAACGTACCCAGTACGGCCAACCTAGAGGCAGGTGAAATCGCTATTAACTTAGCAGATAAGAAATTATTCGTAAGAGATACGTCCAATAATATATTGGAGTTAACCACTCGAAATGTAAGTTCCTTAGATGATGTTAGTGTTAGTGGTTTAGCAAATGACCAAGTACTACAGTATAACAGCTCAAATAGTAAGTGGGAGAATACAACTCTTACAAATATTTGGACTGACAGTGGTACGTTTATTTACAATACCTCAACTGTTGGAATAGGTACAGCAACCCCGGATACCTCCTATAAATTGGATGTAAATGGTACAGTTAATTGTACTACTCTATACGTAGGTGGAGTTCAAGTAGACGGGGGTAACCCTCCATTCTTACTTACCCAACCTACTATTACAGCAAACTACACAGTAGCTGCTAACTTTAATGCTTCCTCTTCTGGAACCGTTGATGTAGCCACAGGAATAACTTTAGATGTTGGTGCTGGCGCTAACTTATCTATATCATAAATAAGGAATTATAAAATATGTCTACTTTAAAAGTAAATACTATTGATGCACACTCAGGAAGCTTGCTTACTATTGACAGTACAGCGGATCTTGCAGTAGCTAGCGCTACTAGTGCAACAAGTTCTACTACTGGTGCCTTAAAGGTAACTGGTGGTATTTCAACACAAGAAAATTTATATGTCGGAGGTAACGCTGTTATCACTGGCACAATGACCGCAAATGGCGGTACAATCACATTAGGTGATGCAGGTACGGATAATGTTACTATCGGAGGAGAAATCAATTCTGATATCATTCCTGATGCAACCAATACATATGATCTAGGTTCCTCTTCTAAGAAATGGGCTGAAATTCATGCTACTGATTTTACAGGGGCCTTAACTGGTAATGTAACCGGTAATACTTCTGGCTCTGCAGGCTCTTGTACAGGTAATTCTGCTACAGCTAGCGCTTGGGCATCCGCCAGAACTCTAGCACTAACAGGTGCTGTAACTGGATCTGCTAGTGTAGATGGTACAGGGAATGTATCTATGGCAACTACTGCGACTGCAGACCCTACTATTACTTTAGGGGGCGATTTAACTGGTAATGTTACATTAACTAACTTAGGTAACGGAACTTTAACAGCGACCGTTGTTGACGATTCACATAACCATGTTATTAGTAATGTGGATGGATTACAGGCCGCTTTAGATTTAAAAGCTACTTTAGCTAGTCCTACGTTAACAGGTACACCTCTTGCTCCTACAGCAGCGGCTAACACTAACACTACTCAGGTAGCTACAACAGCGTACGTACAGACTGAACTTACTGATTTAATCGGTGGAGCACCTGGTACACTAGATACGCTTAATGAGTTAGCATTTGCCATCAACGACGATGCTTCTTATGCCTCTACATTGACTACTGCTTTAGCAACTAAAACCGCTAAGACCTCCAATCAGTCCTTAGGGTCAGCAGCAGATGCAATGACTATCAGTGGTCATACAATTACGTTAGCACGTGGTGATGGTACTACGGACGCAGTTACAGTTCCTGATAATAATACAACCTATTCTGTTGGTGATGGTGGTTTAACTACTAACGACTTCACTAATGCTGATCATTCTAAGTTGAATGCTATTGAAGCATCTGCAGATGTTACTGATACTACAAATGTCACTGCAGCAGGTGCGTTGATGGATAGTGAATTGGCAGGACTTGCGGCAGTAAAAGCAACTACTGGAACTTTCCTAACAGCAGACCAATCTAAACTGGATGGTATTGCGTCAAGTGCGACTAATGTAACTAATAATAACCAAATCACTAACGGTGCTGGGTATATTACTTCATACACTAACACTACTTACTCTGCGGGTGCGGGTATGGACCTATCAGGAACTACGTTCTCAGTAGAGCCAGACTTAAGGGACTCAATCACCCATATTGGGCTAGACTCTGGGGATTATATTGGCTGGACTAATAACTCTCATCAATCATTTTTTGTTAATGCTGGTGAACGTGTTAGAATTGAAGCAGATGGTGATATACATGCTGATGGGGATGTTATTGCATACTCTACTACTATATCTGATGAGAGGTTAAAAACAGGTATAATGCCTATTACAGATGCTTTGGCAAAAGTTAACCAACTTAACGGTTGTACGTTTACTTACCTAGCAGATGGTAAGAAATCAGCAGGTTTAATCGCACAAGAGGTTGAAAAGGTACTGCCGTCAGCAGTAACTAATAAAAAATTACCCCTAAAAGTTGACGATGATAAAGAGTATAAAGTCTTACAATACGATCAAACAATTGGTCTATTAGTAGAAGCTATCAAGGAACTTTCAGATAAAATTGAAAAATTGGAGAATAAATAATGGCACTACAAAATTCCGGACAAATAACTATCGGAGATGTAAATGTAGAATTGGGGCTAGCACGAACAACTGCTAATGCTTCTCTAGGTAGTAGTAATATACGAGGCTTATGTGAACGAGCTTCTGGACAAATCGGGCTAGCAGCTGATGGGTATGGAAAGTCAGACGTTACTGCATTAGTAATTTCTTCAAATACGTCTAACTACAACTGTTACAGTACTGCTGTATCAGCAGGTTTTGGTGGGTCGGGTAAAGTAAGTGTTACAATTAACTCTGGAGTTGTTGTAAGTTCTTCTTCTACAGGTACCGCTGCACTACTATCAGGTACAGGATGGGGGTCGGGCTCTGAGCTAGAAATCATCAATAATGGTACTATAAGTGGAGCCTCTGGCTCCGCCGGAGGAAACGGCAGTAACGGAGCATCAGGGTCTTTAGGGAATGGAGGAGACGGGGGAGATGGAGGTTGGAGTGCAAATGGAGGTGCCGGGCAGTCGGGTGATGCCGGAGCTAATGGAAGTACGGGCAGTACTGGAAATACTGGCAGTGCTGGCGGTTCAGGGGGGCATGCGTTTGATCACCAACAATCAGGAACAAATTTAAGCACTAACTTTTCAACTGTAGGCACTATAAGTGGGGGCAGTGGAGGAGCTGGTGGCTCTGGTGGCTCTGGCGGCTCTGGTGGAGGCGGCGGCGGAGGAGGCGGAGGCGCTTCTTCAAATAACAGTGGAGCACAGAATTACCCAGGACCTGGAGGGGGTGGAGGGCAAGGAGCCTCAGGAGGAGCTGCAGGAGCAGGTCAGGCACATAACGGAGGAAATAATTGGGCAGCTACTGCAACAGCTGGATCATCTTCTGGACCAGGTAATGGTGGAGCTGCAGGAATATGGGCTCAGGCGGGTGGTAACGGGGGCTCTTCAGGAAGCGCGGGCAATAATGGTGGAACTTACCCTATTTATGGGTATACTGCTTCAGGAGGTTCTGGAGGATCTGCAGGCTCAACCGGGTCAACTGGAAGTACTGGCAGTTCGGGTGCTTCAGGAAGTACTGGCTCAACAAAGACTGGTAATACTAGTCAAGTAACAGGAATTTAATATAATGGCTATAACAATACAAATTAAAGAAGCTGCAACTAATAATGATGCAGATACTAACAAAAATATCAACCTTAGAATAGTTGGGGAAGGATTAGCAGTGGGGCAGGTTCCCGTATGGTCTTTTATCTCAGTAACTAATCCCTCGAGCACTCCTGTTCTACATTCTGTAGACGCGGAAGAGGGCACCTTTCTTAACTACAGCTCCCCAATGGAACCTACCATGTGTTTAGTGTTACCTGAAGCGGGGACCTATACTATTAAAGGTGTAGCAATGATATATACAGAAACTACTGGAGACGTTAAAGTCTACGAGGTAAACGAAGCTGGGGAGCCTGTAGAATCTACAGTGCAGGGCATAATTACTACTCCTAACTACATAGAGAGTTCCGAGCTAGTACTAGAGGTATCATCTAATAATGCAACCTGGGTATGATATCGGAAGAAGTCTACTTTAATAAGGGAGAACTGTATAAAAAGAAGACCTTAAAATCCGGTACTGTATATAGTATGGAGGATGTATCCTCTTACTACTTTATGGACTGGGACAACAATATTTACCATAATGAGGTGTACCCGATCTATGCTATAAAAAAGTACCCAGATGGTACCCAAAGGTCAAAACAGTACGTCCCCTTTCCTACTTTACTAAGGGCTTTGAACCTTAGAAGTGATCACGTAGTGGATACTTCTAAGCTTGATCTATGTCCTAGTGTAGATTTATGGGTTATGTGTAGTACTTTTATAACGGATAAGGATTATAGTGATTATTGTGACTTGTGGTTTCAAGTAGAGAATGCTACAATGTTGGAGAAAGTGGCGGAGTACTATAAACTACCCTTCCCCTTAGAAAAGCGACGCGGTCGTGCAAGTGTCCTCCACATGTGTGGAACATGTCAATCCTCACAAACCTCTACCAAGTACTGACCACCTTCAAACAAGTTGAAAATTATGATATATCACAAACA